CACCGGTATTTATTTACACCTTCGGGATCGATGGCGGTCTGCAGTGGGAAGAAGGATCCGTTATCCGGCCAAACCGTGACCGGGCAAACAAATCCCTCGACCCCGATTTTCTTGAAATCCAGATTTCGGTTTCCGGGCTGGGTTTAAAGGTTCGTGCCAGAAAAAACCTTCTCCCATCCGTGGTTGCTACCGGTGATTCAGTCGCAGATTTTACCCTGGATTCCGGTATCACCTTTGTTTCAACAACCCCAAATGCCGGGTTTTCCTCGGCAGTTGGAAATGTTTTCCGGCTGACACAGTCTTCCGGTAGTTACTCCTATCTGAAGGCAACCCACAGCCAGAAATTTCCTGCCAGAAAGGGGCATGCGGTTTCACTTTTCGCTTCTGTTTTTGCTGGTACCGGAAATGATGTAGGAACACCCGGAATCATCCTGACCGGTTACTCCGGCACCGGTGTTTCCACGGAAACCTACGCACTGACAAACGGATCCTTCATCCACGGGACACTGAAGGGATCATATGCCTTTGCGAACGCTTCCACCCGGTATTTCAAGATCTCATTTGCATCAAACGAGCCGACCTCGGTTAACGAGTTTGATTCCATTGCCCTGACCTATGGGCCTCAAATTCTCAAATTTATAGACTTCTGACGGAGACACCATGAAAACCTACAATATCAACGGCGTTCAGTACCGGCATATCGCTTGCACAGCAAGAAGAGCCGATGACTTTCAAAAGCAGTACGAAATTGTCGACAAACAGGCCGACAACGGGGAGTACACGCCAATGGCAGTACTGGCAAAATCCATTGTCGAGAGAGCCAAACCGGACTCAACCCTACCAGAGCCGGACTGGACTGAAGAAGTTCCAATGACAACCATCCGGGAGATCCTTGCCGATTTTTTTTTACAGTTCAATCCCAAATTCGGGAGCTCGTTGATCTTCTTGAACGAATTGAATCCCGACGAGATCCGGAAAGCCGCGTCCACCCGGAGCGCTGGGCAACCGATTGGCGAAAAAGCCAAGGCCTCCACGACCTGATCATGTCGGTGGCCGGTGATGATCCAATCCGGTTTACCCAGATTTATGAGTCCTGCACCTGGCCGGAGATCGGCCGGGCATACGTTTCCAAAGTTTCCAGAACTGCTTTTTATGTTGAGAAGAACTGATGGCCAACGCAAATATTATCGAAATTAAGCTTGTAGTTGATGGGAAAGAGGGTCTGGCAACAATAGAGTTGACAGACGAACAGCTTGAGAAATTGGGGGCAACCGGTAAGGATTCCGGGCAGAAGGTTCAGTCCGGCTTTTCAAAGTTTCCTGGACTCCTGACAGAAATCAATCAAGGCCTGGAACTGGCGAAAAAGGGTTTTGATTTTATTATGATCCCGATTCAAAAGGCCGGGCAGTTTGAGCAATATGAAGCAGCTCTGAAAACGATGCTGGGATCCACAGAAGCAGCCAAAGAACGCCTTTCAGAATTGGTAGATTTTGCGAAAACCACTCCATTTGAACTCCCTCAGGTTGTAGAAGCTGCAAACCAGTTACAGGCACTTGGCCGGTACTCACAGGATAATCTCCGGATGCTTGGTGACCTTGCCTCTGCGTCCGGAAAACCAATGGAGCAAGCTCTTTCCGCATTTGCAAAAATGGCCTCCGGTCAAAAAGGCATTGCAGTTGATATGTTCCGGGATCTCCTTATTACCACTGATGATTGGCAACGTGCAACCGGCAAAGGGATATCTGCAAATGGAGAGCTGCTGGCATCCACGGAAGAACTGCTTTCCGCTCTCCCTAAAATCCTTCAGGAAAAAAACTTTTCCGGCATGATGGAAATGCAGGCCCAGACCTTCAATGGTGCCGTTTCAAATATGCAGGATGCCATTGGCCAGCTGATGACCCAGTGGGGCAATGAACTCCTTCCTCTTGCCAAAAGTGTTGTTACCGGAATTACCGAAATCACCTCTGCATTCATTGTGAACCAATCTGAGTTTGAGAAAACTGCAGAAAAAAGCGGTCAGCTTGAATCCCGGTTTGGTACCCTTTCAAACCAATATCTTGTTCTTGCCGGAAAAACAAACCGCTCCGCTGAAGAGACCCAAATACTGAAGGAGATCATCTCCTCTCTCCAATCTGAGTTCCCGAACTACCTAAATGGTGTCGACCTGCTGAATGGATCCTATTCCGAAAACGAAAAGGCAATCCGTGGCGCCAAGGATCAGCTGAATGAGTACATTGCCGCCCAAGTAAAGGCGGCTTTGATGGCAGACGAAAATGCTGCAATTATTGAAGCAACGGACTAAGGGGGTGCGACATATAAATAGAATACCTGCGACAAATGAACGCTAAAAGGTGGCGTTTTTATCAAATGGAGAGGGTTTTCCTGAGAGGCCCCGGAAAGTACTAAAAAAAGCCGTGCGAAGATATAAACTGTTACGGCAACTTTCTGGTGACGTCCTGCAACTTCTGATCCATAATGGCTAAACGGCCCTCGACATCCTGAAGCCGGGTCCATAATTCTGAGGGATTCGGCAACTGGACCGAAAACAACCCACGAACTTCCCACACCTCGAGTATCTCATCTCTGCTGATTACCCGGACAGGATACAACTTCGACTCGACGTTGTCTGATTTGGCGACAAGCATGTCGTCTGAGGCAAGCCGGTTCAAACACCGCTTTACCAGAATGCCTTCCTTACAAACCACCACGTAAACCCGATCATCCCTGAAGTGCTCTGGGTCGATCCATTCTGCAATAACCCAGTCGGATTCCTTTAAGGTTGGATACATGGAATCACCGGTAACCTGGAAAGCCCGGTAAGTTCCATTCCTGAGCATTGGCATTGAAAAGGTTGGAAGCGGTCTGAAAAACTCGGGATCGGTATACCCCCGAAGATAACCGGCTGCAACCTTCGTCGAAACCATGACAATGGTATTATTCTCGGTTTCTGAAACCGTGACCACAGCCGGAACCTTACCCGAGTAATATCTCGACCCTGACTCACGGACAACCGGCGCCGAAATCTCTTTCCTGGTAAACATCTCACCAGTGCCGGTAAGTAGCCAATGCAGGTTTATCTCACTTTGTGAACTCAATAGAGTAAGTAATTCGTAACCAGGCTCCCTGATCCCTTTTTCGTAGTTGTTATACGAACTCTGCTTAATACCCAATATCTCAGCCATTCTGCTTTGAGTATATCCCTTCTTCGTACGCAATTCCTTTAATCTATCTGATAGTGCCATTATCCCACTTTGTGAAATAAATATCTCATCTTGTATTGACAAACATCTCATTTCGTGATACCTTTGAAAAGGTAGAAACATTTCACCCAAAAAGAAAGAGACCATGCCAGAATTCACCAAGCACGAGAGATTAAACTTTGCTCTCATTTCTGCCAACCTGACCCTGCGGGGATTCGCTGCCGGACTGGAAGTTACCGACCGGTTCGTGATTGCGGTAGTTAAGGGAGAAAAGACCAGTAAGCGGGTTATGGATGCTATTGACAGTCTGATTAAAGCTGAATCTGAAAAGGTCAAAAAGGCACTATGAGACAGCAACTGCCAGAAACCATGAAAAAGGAAATCCGCAGGATGGTAAGACAGGGAACCCGGCCGGCCGACGTTGCCAGGGTAATGCGGATCGGGCAGGCGACGGTTTACCGGGTCTGCTCAGGAATGGACCTGAAACTCATCCGGGAGACCGGCCAGGATAAGGAACTGGAACGGGCTACCATGAAAATCTATCAGGAACTGCGGGAATCTCCTGCCAGTATTGCCCGCCGGTTCGGCGTAACCCCCCAATATGTCGGCGAGGTGCTTAAATGAGTACCAACCGCCAGAAACAGAATGCCCGCAAGTGGGCTCTGATCAATGAATGTATCAAAAAAGGAGTCTGGGAAGACCAGAAGGCTTTCAGGGAATGGATGGTCGAGACGTTTAAACAGGAATCGACGGTTCTGAAACCTTCTGATGATGCCCTTCTGCTCGACTGGCTTCTGTACCATACCAACCGGACGAATGTAAAGCCCTCGGGCAGACCTTCCTGGATGATCTCGCCTGCCCAGGTAAAGAAGGTGCAGGATCTGGCTGCTGAACTGGGCTGGAACCCGGCAACCCTGACCGACTGGATCCTGAAACAGCTTCACAAACCTTATCTGCTGGAATCGATCTCTAAAGACCAGGCTACCCGGCTGATTACCGGACTGCAACGACTTATCTCTTATAACGAAAGGAAAAACCATGTCTGAGCTCATGAAACTGAATGCCGAAGTCGGGAAGGTCGTCAAAGATGAAGACGGAACCGAGATCTGCATTACCACTGAACTGATCAACAAGGCGATTGCTGCCAAAGCCCGTCTTGAGATGGGAGTTTACATCACCGCCATGTCTCTGAAAGAAATGCGGGATAACCGGTTATATATCCCTCTGGGGTATAAATCCTGGATTTCATTTATTGAAAATGAACTCCCGTACAGCACAAGGACAGTTCAGGATCACCTTGTAATTGCAAATAACCTTTTTTCGCTTGCTTCACCTGAGAGTCAGAGTGAAATGGAAAATACGCAGCACGCTGCGCATTTGTCGAAAAGAACTTTGCTCCAACTTGCTAAACTGAAAGAAGATGATCGTGTTCGGCTTATCACTGACGGACTCGTTTCTCTGGGCGACGGAGATTACTCGATCGATGATTTAAAAAGGATTGCGAGCAAGGAACTCACTGAAAAACTAAAGGAACTTGCCCCGAAAATCGCCAAAAATGCCGAACTGGAACGGGAAAACGACCTCCTGAGAACGGTGAACAGTACTCAGAAAGAGAAGATCGAGAAGACCGAAGCGAAACTGAAAAAGCTGGAAGCTGTTGCCGGGTCTGATCGGGTCGGGGCCATCCTGCGGGACCTTCGGTACCACTGGCATCAGATGGGTGCCCTCACGAAAGAACTGCGGAAACTGGATCCGGCTGTAGAAGCCACCGAAACCGTTATCGAGCTGTTCAAAGAATGCATCATCGACTCGAACACGGTCATTGAATCCCTGCAAGAATCCATTAACTAAGAGGAAAAAACCATGTCAGAAAAAAAACAGATTATAGTAGAAATAGATGACTTTGACGAGCCGGAACAACCCAGGGAATACACAGAACAAGAAGTCCTGGAAAAATTTATTTCAGCAGTTGATGATTTTATCGATTACTGGAATGACGAACCTGGTTTAGATCAGAGGGACAGACTTAAAGGTCTTGCTCATTCTATTTTATGTATCATTGATGGCTGTAATGCTTCTATACCAGCCTTTATCCTTGCCCCTGACCCGCACCCTGATGATAAAGAGTACCTCAAGGAAAACTGTACAAATTGGTACCCAGAAAACACTTCAGAAGTGAACTGCAATTTATCTGGATCCCTTCATGACCAACTGGCAAAAATTAACTAATCACTTAACGCCACTCCGGTTTGCCGGGGTGGCAGGGCTTTACTGTGAAGAACCACCGGCAACATAAACTGATCGACGAACTCAAGAAGGAATTTCTAAGCCTTCCGCATGGGGGAAAGGGTGAATTCATCCGGCATCATGCAGAAAGTTTAGGTATTTCACGTGCCGAGTTTTACCGGTCTATGGGTCTTAATGCCAAGAAATGCCCAAAAAAGCCGAAAATTAACCGGCGTGATGAAATTATTGCCAAAGTTGCCCGCCTGAAATACCAGGGTGCCACCCTCGGCAAGGCTGACCGGAATAACGCTTTCCTGCGGACGGAGTTCTGTCTGATCAAGCTGGTTCAGGCCGGTGAGATTAAAGGCGAGATCATCCGGGATGAAACCGGGCTGGTTTTAAGAAGCTGTGAAATCTCGGTCTCGACGGTGGATACCTGCCTGAGAAAAGTCGGGTTCTATGACGAACGCCGGAGCTTCCGCAGACATGAAGACCCTTACGTGAACCATACCCACCTGATTGACTTTTCGCCGTCGAAGTACTTCGGAAGGCCCATCCGGATGGATAACGGAGACTGGGCGATTCAGGTGAACCGGACGGGATTCCAGGTTTACGACGGTAAGCCGGGTGATGCGCTTGAACGGTACCGGCTCTGGCTGGTGACGTTTAAAGACTCACTTTCCCGGCTGCAAAAGTCGGTTTACGTGGTTACCAGTGGTGAAAATACGACGGCTATGCGCCAGGCTATCGGTGCGGTATACCAGAATCCGGAATACACCTTTCACCTGCCGGATAACTTTAAAATGGATCTGGGTCCGGTCACCAAGTCTGAGGCTTTTCATAACGGCCTGAAACTGCTCGGGATTAACCTGATTGAGTCGAAGCCGAAATCGAACCCGAACCGCAAGGAACAGGGGCAGGGTAAGATTGAACGGACGTTCAGAACAACCTGGCAATGGGAACAGGAAAACGTTTTCGACTTCGTCGCAGATGGGCAAAAGACCATCCTGCTGTCTGACCTGAATAGTATGATTACTGAACGGTGCCTTGAACTTTCGCACCGGCATCACCCCATGATCCCCGGCGTTAAGATCCGTGATTTTTATGTAACCCAGATCGTCAGCCGTGAGCAGCGGGTTTGTATGGCTGATCTGGATGATGTCTTCTTCAGAGATACCACCCGGACGGCTGATCCATCGGGAATTATCCGGTTTGACGGTGCTCTCTGGCAGGTTCCGGAAGATTACTGCCGGTTACGGATCAAAGTCCACGTGAATCAGAACGGCGTTCTTGTGGGCCGTACGATTGATGCAGACGGGGTTCTGGGTGACCGTGAGTTTGACATCCTGCCCTATGACATTGAAACCCAGCGGGGCATTAAAACCGGCAAACCGACCTACCGTGAACAGATTATGGCTGATGACCGCCTGAAGGTGTCTACCCTGCCATCCGGACAGATCCGGAAGGAAGAAACTGCCGGAAATATTCTGACCCTTTCACCGGCCACCGAGGCCGTCAACCCTGAAACTCCGTTCAGCCGTTCAGCAGACCGTCCGTTTGGCACGGTAGACGAAGCAAAGCGGGCTTTGGTTGCCAGCCTGGGTTTTGAACGGTACAGTGAAGTACCGGCCACCCTTCGGGACGTGATTGATCTGGTGGCAACCACTCATCCGGAAAAACTGACTCCGAATTTGATTACAGAACTCGCAAAAACCGTTAACCTATAAGGAGAAAACCATGACATCTGCACAAACTGATTTCCAGGATCACAACATGGGTCACGCCCCTGTTGCCTTGCCTGGGCAACCCGAAAACCTGAGCCGGTACGCCCCGGAGCTGTACCAGATTCTGAAAGATTACCAGGGTATGATCGGATCGGGCAAACAGCCTGATCTGGAATTTAAAATGCGGGTCCAGAGCATTCTGGCCTTAATTGAAGGGCTTGACTCATGATCCAGAACCAACTTTACCGCCACTTTGGACTGGCCGGACCCCGTGAGGGAATACTTGAAACCCGGACGACCCGTGAGGTTGCCCGCCGGATCAATGACTGCATCCACGACAATGACTTTATGGCCATCGTGGCCGGAATCGGATCCGGGAAAACTACGGTAACAACCAATGTTTTCAGGTCTATTAAACAGGAAGCCGACGATCGTAAAGGCCGTGAGTACCTGATTCTCCTACCCATTTTATCAACCGCAGAACGTGGATTGAATTATGGAGATATCCTCGATGAGATTATCGAGGAACTGGGTGGAGATACTATCCGGCAGAGTCCTTCGAGATCTGTGAGAGCAAGAGCTAAGCAGGTGAGCCGGATTATGGTGATGATGGACAAAAAAGACGTTAAGGTTTGCGTTTACATCGACCGGGCACACTACCTGCATCCCGAGACGATCAAGGCACTGAAAGGCCTTCGGGAGCTGAATTACTACAGTTCAAAACCACTTTTCTCTCTGATTCTGATCGGTGAGCCCTCGCTGGGTGATAAGATTTCCAGAACCGGTGAAATCCGGGCGAGAATCAGTCAGGTACCAATGGAATATGACAAGACTGAGATGGCTCAGATTATCGACTTTCATCTGCAAGGGATGATGCAGGTTTCGGATGCTTCGGTTCTGGCTGACCGGTACACGAAGCCGATGTATTTCATCGACGACCTGAAAAAGGCAATGAATTCGGCCCTGCTGCTCGATAAACAGATGCTGACTCTGGATGACTTCCCGGTGGCACCGGTTACCCCGGCCCCGATGATTACGAAACGTGGCCGGAAGGTGAAAGTGGATGAGAATTCGGTTTCTGACGTGCTGGGCAGACTGGGGCTTTCGCAAGACCCTCAGAAACAGGCAGATGCGGTATGAGGTTTATGCTGATTACCACCGAAAAGATCACGGTTGCAAACCGCCTGACCCTTCTGGACGGCGGTTCGCACCTGCGCCTTCAACTTCGACCCGGCCAGAGTCTCTGGCAGAATAAAACCACCCGTGAACTGGTCGTGACCGAAAACCCCGGCCATTTCGACAGCATTGCGGAAGACTGGATCCGGATTGACGGTCTTCCTGAACTACCGGTAACCCTGATGGAGGCGATCTGTGACGAACAAAAAACTGCATAACTCCTGCACCGGATGCGCTTGTGACTTCATCAGTCACTGCGGTTTAGGCTACGCCAAAAAGCCGGTACAGCAGGGTTCCAGAATTGTGTACATCCCGGGAAACTCCTGCGAAAAGCCGGTTAACACCTTCGAAGTACTTGAACTGACTGAAACAAAAGAAAGGATACCAGACAATGACAACGATTAAACTGCGAAAGCTGAACCGAAAAGAATGGAAAGACCAGTCAGGGAATATCATCCCGGCTGACCGTGTAAGAGATGATGAGAAAATCCGTGAATGGGTCGTAGATCAGGTAATTAAAGAGGTCAGAAAAGCACAGGAAGTTACCCTGAATGCCAAAAAACGAATTTCTGAACTGGTAGAGACCTACCTGGCAGAAGTTGCTAAAAAAGGAGAACTGGAGAACTGGAAAGGTTCTGCAAACATTGCCTCTTTCGATGGAAATTTCATGGTTAAACGGTCGAAAGATGACCGTATATCCTTCAATGAAAACCTGCAAATTGCCAAACAGCATATTGATCTGGCTATTAAAAGCTGGTCGAAAGATTCTGATCCGAATCTGGCGATCCTGATTCAGGAAGTCTTTAATGTCGACAAAACCGGAACCGTCAACAAAAACCGGATTATGGGCCTTTTCAGATATGACTTCAAGGATGAGCATTGGGTTACTGCGATGGAGTACCTGAAAAAGTCAATCCAGATTGTGAACTCGAAGGAGTATTACAATTTCTTTGAAAAGGATGAGTCTGGTGAACTGAAACCAGTCATCGTCAATTTCACCCAGCTATAAGCTGGAGGCTTCTGCCCAGGCGGGGACAGTACGGGGACACTCCCGGCTGATCATGGGTTCGACTCCCATCAGAATGCCCGACACCGTGCCCGGATGGCAGTGTTCTTTGGTATCTCCCTTTCTGTTGCCAACCGCCTTTGTAGTGAGGCTCACATCCGGGTAACGGGTCACTCTTAACAAAAAACGAAAGGTTCGTATGGGTAAAAACAAAGCAGAAGCCGCCAAACCGGAAACCGAAGAAGTTCCGGGAACTGACGAAGCACCGGGGACAGAAACTCCGGGAACTGACGAAGCACCGGCAGTAAGAGCCGAGCACGCTACACAACTGAAAGAACTGGCTGAGCAGGCCCCGAAATGGTCCGTCGAGGAACGGGCTGTTGTACTGGGGGCCCTGAAACAACAGGAAGTTCAGGATCTGATCACCGGCGAGGAGTTTGAGGAACTGGCCAAAGAGCTGGGGTATACCAGCGGTTCCCTTTCTCACCTGGGGTCCTTAAGATACCTCGAAAACTGAAACCAATCCGGCCGGGTGGGAGTGGAGTCCTGCCCGGCTGGTCATTAAACCCTGCACCATTATGACACTTACACCCCGTTTCCCTAAAATTTCAGGCATGACCCTGATTCTTGCCGGTCCGCTTGTGGCGATGAGCTGGCACATTTTTGAAGTTTACTCAACTGATATTTTACCGGTCAGGGTTTTCCTGGCTGTTTCCTTCGACCTGATCATCATCGGGATGTACCGTTACCTGACGGATGAGAAGGTCAGCGGTGATGAGACGGCTTACCGGGTTCTCTGGATCGCTATCGGGGTGGTAGCCGTGTTCCAGATCTACGTGAATATTACGGTTTACCTGAACAGCGGAAAGATGCAGCTTTTTGACAGCATTATGCTGGGCGGGATCTTCCCGACCCTGGTCAATCTGGTAGCGTTCGTTGATGCCCGCCGGAATAACAAGGTTATCAAGGCCGAAGAAAAACAGGCCCGGAAAATCGAAAAGCTAACCACTCCCAGGACGGTTACCCCTACTGAAACTGCGATCGAGGAACTGAGGGGCAGATCCTTAAGCCGGGATGAGGCGAAAAGCTGGTTAAACCAGGGCTACGCCGTGCAACAGCTCCGGAGGGCCAGTAACTGGAGATCAATCCAGAGATGGGCGGAAAATGGGCAGATTTAGGCCGGGAATTGAATGTCCGGTCTGCGGATCGGGGACGAGTGTTCACCCGCCACGGGCGCATTACGGCGGGCTGCGGTACCGCCGCCGGATCTGTTCGGATACGAAGTGTAATCACGTTTTTTACACGGTTGAATTTAACCAGGATGAACCGACCCGGGTCGGGTGCAAGTGGTGCAGTACCAGCCTGGGAAGCTGGACCCGGCGCAGTGATAATTATGAAAGCTACATTGCCCGGACGATGCAGTGCCGGGGATGTGACCACCTGACCCTGACGATTGAGAGAGCTTTAAAGCCGGAAGAACTACCAATCATCCGGCATCTGGATTTCAGTACGATGGATCTATTCAAAAACCAATAATAGGAAAAACCATGCCGAAAAATGAGTATAAACGGAAAGAGCAGCGGGTTAACTTCCGCTGTTTGATGTGCGGAAAGGCAACTACCTGGTTTATCTCGGATGTTATCCGTGCCGGCGGAACGGGTAAAGCCCTCTGTGTGATGTGCCAAAGGCTTAAACACCGGCAAACGGGAGGTGTGAAATGCTGACAGCCTGCCCGAATTGCGATTCAAACTGGAATCTTGAAGAAATCTACCTCCAGGAATGTGATTCCTGCATGTACCCTTTTCATGAGGAAGAAGAAATCGAAGCGGATGACCTTGATGATGAATTCTACGAAGAAGGAGGAGAAGGATAATGGCACAGCAAACCAATATCGAATGGACTGAATCAACCTGGAACCCCTGGAAGGGATGTCATAAGGTAAGCCAGGGCTGTAAAAACTGCTATATGTTCAGAGAACAGCACCGCTGGGGTAATGATCCGAATGTGGTTACCAGAACCAAGAAGTTCAACGAACCTTTGAAGTGGAAAGAACCCCGTTTAATCTTCACCTGCTCATGGTCGGATTTCTTCATTGAGGAAGCCGATAAGTGGCGGAATGAAGCCTGGGAGATTATCCGGAAAACTCCTCAGCACACCTATCAGATTCTAACCAAAAGGCCGGAAAGAATCAGGCAGTGCCTGCCTTCATTTGAGTTGCCAAATGTTTGGTTTGGGGTGACGGTGGAAGATAACAAGGCAGTCAGAAGAATTGAAGTTCTCGATCGGCAATTATACAATACCAATTTTTATCTGAATGGCAGATTTATATCATTTGAACCTCTTATCGAGAGAATTGATCTTTCGTCACTTGCATGGATGGCTGTAAACAATGACCTGTTTAACTGGATGATTGTAGGTGGTGAGTCGGGACCTAACGCACGTCCTGCTGATATGATTTGGTTTATGGAATTGTTAAAGCTCGAAAAGACATGTTTTAAACCGTTCTTTATGAAACAACTCGGCGGGGTGGTAAATAAACGGGATAAAATGGAAGACTTCCCTGAAGACCTCAGAATCAGGGAATTCCCGAAGGTTTGGAGTGAGAAGAAATGACCCATTCTTTAAACCTCGGTCCCGGTAAAATCATGACGACATCAGGAGTCATTGTTGATCTGAATAACCCTACCCCTGGGATGATTCACATTGAGGATATTGCTCACAGTCTGGCACGTCAGTGCCGGTTTGGCGGGCATCTGAATGGGTTCTTTTCTGTAGCCCAGCATAGTTGTGCTGTTTCCTTTCTGCTTTTTGCAAAAGGGATGGATGAGGATATCCAGTTTGCCGGTTTGATGCACGATGCCAGTGAAGCCTATCTGCTCGATATGCCGTCACCTATTAAGGCGATCCTACCCGAATATAAAGCCATCGAGCAGAACCTGATGAAGGTGATTGTCGAAAAGTTCCAGTTTCAATACCCGCTTCCGGAAGCCGTTCATGAGGCCGATAGGCAGTCATTAATTGAGGAAAATAACCGGTACCGGTCTTCTGTTACTTACCCGGACTTACATCTTTACGAAAAAGAATTTCCGGGGTTTGCTGCTGTAGAAGCTCAGTTTCTGAGCGAATTTATGTGGTACCGGAGGGAGAAATGACCACGATTGAGTCAAAGTGGGGTGCCATGTATCTGGTTACTGATGAGGGGTATACAGTTGATCCGGTAACTCTCATCAGCCCTGATGGGGTCACTTTGTCCCCAGGTGAAAAAGTGAGTCAGATCGGTAAAATCAAGCGCACGTCCTTTGAAATGAATGACGGGTTTACCATGCAGTACGAAGGACTGCTTAAGGTCGGGAACGTCATTTATGCCATCTTTAAATCATCTGGTTTTGATAAAGGTGGAGATGATTTATTCTCTGCAAATTTAACCTACAGGTATGCCTTTGCGGTGGTTTTCGTCCGTGGAAAGTTCGAGTGTTTTTACATAGATACCGGTATAGGTGGAGCTGATATCAGAATGGATTTTAAAAGGTAACGGCATCCAAATAAACCCAGTGCAACGAATTTACAAACGTGAATACTAAACTTAAAAACTAATAGTGCGATGGCAAATAAAGCAATTGAAATATTGAAAAAAGCTGAACATGATTTGGATATTGAAATAAAGATGTGGAAAAACCAGGGTAGGCCAGAAGTTGCCACAAGGTGCAAAATAGAAAAAGCACAAGTTAAGCAAGCTATTGAAAAATTGAGTGCGTTGGCAGAAAACCCCTCCAGCGAGCCTGATAAAGCATTGGGTTTATTTGGGGTTAGGCTTTCGTTGCCTATTCGCCCTGATTTTAGTGGTGATATTTGCCAGGAACACGTAAAAGTTGACATAGAGGACTTGAAAAAATGTGGGTGGGATTATGCTAAAAAATGGCTTGAGGAAGTTCGAGAAGAAAAATATCAATGGGCAAATGCTTTTAACAATCTGAAACGTGCGTTGGAAAGCAATGAAGCCTAACGTTTACGGTTGGCGAAGTTGCCGACTTAAAAGCACTTAATTATCAATTTACTAAACACTTAATAAAATGGCAGAAACTTTGAATACAAACGAAAACGGCAATTGCGCTAACCGTGTGTTATGCCTCGGTTTTTCTTCTGACTACAAAAGACAAGTTCACCCATTTAGGCAAAGATTAATAGCTATTTGGCACATTCTATTTGATAGAAATTTTGTGCTGATAACTGGAATTACTGAATTTATTGAAGATGGACAAAAGGGAAGAAGATTAAAAACCATAAGGCGTACTGACTATGGCGGTGAATCTGATTATTTATCATGTCTCGGAGGTGCTGAAATGTGCCGTCCTAAAACTGAGGCATAACTGGTTTATATGTGAATAAATTATACTCATATCTATATATTTAAAGTATCATGATTTTAACCAGGCTCGGCAATAAAAGGAAAATGGTAAATTACCTTTCAAACTACTTCCCACCGCACCGCTTAAGGATTGAATTGTTTTTTGGTGCCGGTGGGTCTTTTTTTTATTTGCCGAGACCTGAATATTCAATCCTGAACGATTACGATGATGAGGTTACAAATTTATTTTTAGTGGTTAAAAACCAAAAGGATCAATTTATTAAGGAAATAAAGCGACTTCCTGTTTCTGAGTCACTTTTAAAATACTGGAAGCATAACACAGAACAGGATCCTATAATTAAAGCGATCAGGTTTGTTTTAATGTCGAATTTCACCTACATGGGGAAAGGTGACACTATCAGGTTTGGTATTGATAATACAAAGAAAGAACTTCTTAATAATGTAGAAACAACTTTTTCCATGCTTGAAAATACTCAGATTATGAACCGTGATTTTAGAGAAGTTCTTCCCGCAATCAGCTTTTCTGAAACAGTTACAAGTAAATCAAAAAGTTTTGTTTATATGGATCCTGTTTATCTGGATACAGAACACTATTACAGGGTTCCAAAATGGAGATTAAGTGATTCATGCGATTGTCTTGATATTATGGTAAACTCTGGAATCAGGTGTGCAATGTCAGAATTCGATCATCCTGATATCATCCGGGAAGCAAAAAAAAGAGGTCTGTTTATTGAACATTTAAAAACCAGAAGAAATATAAAGAACTACAGGGTAGAAATACTGATTACCAATTATCAATATCATTTAAAACTCCTATGACAAAACAACTGACACCCGAAGTGGAAAGCCTGTGGCGGGATTTAACCGGCCTTCCGGAAGGCGCACCTTATCCAAGGCTGCAAAAAATGTGGTTACAGAAGTACTGTCTCGACTATGGGGCAGAACAGGTCACCGATGCCCTGTTTACGTGCGCCAAAATGGGCTGGAACAGTCTTAAATCCGTAGAGGGCTTACTCACCGGCCGGTTGTCAGAAAACATCAGAGACGGGCAGAATAAGCCCGGAGCCGGTGCAGCTCTGGCCCCGGTGCTGGCACCTGGTATTAAGCAGGAGCTTGCCCGGCTGCAGTCTGAATTGTATACCCTCCGTCAGGAAGAGCAGAAGGAGATTGAAACCAGTGAGGCCCTTGCAGAACTGGCCGGTAAGACCCTCGACGACATCCAGAAGGAGTACTCTTACCTGCTTGCCTTCAGAACCTCTGCCACCCCGGCGACCTTCGAGGATTACCTCACTCACCTGGATCTTCCATCACTTGAAAGCCGGGCAAAAGCGTGCCAGGAACGCCTCCGGGATCTGAGTATCCGTATCCATCAAACGGAGAAGAAAATAAAGGAGCTTAAAAATGGCTGACATCCTTGCTGAAATCACGGAACTTGAAACCCGGATTCAGGAGCTGATTGAACGCTCCGGCCGGACGGGTTCTGCCCGTACCTGGGAACGGGGTCTCATCGAGGCGATTATCGGGATTCTGGATGACTATGATCTGGATTACCTGAAATCGGCTGATCTGGAAGGTCTGATCAGTGAAGCCATCGTGGACACAAACAGCCAGTTCTCTGTCGATATGATCAAATACATCAGTACAACGGTTTCTGAAATGGTGAAACTGACGGCAGACTTTTACCTTGCCCGTGGTGAAGAACCGGGTGATCTGCTTCGGGCTGTTCAGCGGTCGGTTACCGGCCGTAAGCTGACGGGTGTTCTTCAGGAAGGCATGAAGAACATTAAAAACAAGCTGCTGAAGAACACAGTCACCATTATGGAAAAGGCCATCGCTGCCGGAACGATCGACAGGGATGTTCTGCGGGATGAGATTGCCGTGAATGCGGGTGCCAGCCGGACCCATGCCGATACCCAGACGATGGCTTACATCTCTGCCTATAACCAGCTTGCCCGGAATGAAATGGCAGTTAAGGCAGAGCTTTCTGTCTGGTACTATTACGGACCTGAAGGCCCCAATACCCGGTTATTCTGCCACCATTGTATTGGTAAATCGTTTGAGTATGCCGATCTTATCCAGCTTAAAAACGGACAGGTTGAACCGGTTTCGGTTCACTGTGGCGGGTACCGGTGTATTCACTCCATCCTGCCCGGAAAGCCCGACTGGGATCCGGTATTTAAACCTTTCAAGGGTAAGCTGACGACCTTGCCCGATGGTAATAACCAGATCGTCGTCTTCATTTAACCAAAGGAAAAAACCATGAAACGCTTGCTGTTATATTCTGTTCTGGCCTTTACACTGGCCGGATGCAGCCAAACTGAACCGATCTATAACTCCCCGGCGGTGTTTGACTCTTATTCGGTCAGTACCCGGAGCCGGTTACACACTTCGTTTGAAACGCCGTTCACCAAAAGGATGAACATTCAGATCGTTCCGGCCGTTGACAATAACTCGCAGAAGTATCTGCTGTTCAGGTTCCCGACTTCTGACGGGTACAATCAACAGCTTGTATCAGGATCCTGTGTAAAAGAAGAACAGTTCGGGGATCTGCTTTCTGCTGTTGATTCTATGCTGGCAGGGTTTGCGGTTGACCGACGGAATAAATCGCTGAAGTATGCATTTAAATCGGTCCAGGTCAGCAGGGTTGAGGTGAATGGTCAGGTAAAGGAAGTACCGGTTATCACGTTCCGGATTGATTACTCCTTAAACCAGTCTGAGTTCTGGTGCAGGGTGAAGGATGATAATTCCTGGGGATTTACGATCAGGAGCCGGTCTGATCTTGAACAGTTTTACGACACCATCCAGAAAGCCATCGCCGTCCTGAATTAACCCGCCAAGCCAGTCAACCGACTGGCTTTTTTATTTCACAATCAGATCTTTTTCAATCCGGGTAATGATGCTGTTGGCTTCATCCTGGGTAAGCCCGATGAATTCCCGGATAATCCGGTTTTTACCGGCTCCCGTCAGGTTGTGAAATCCGGCAATCTTCGTCGCCTGAACCTCTGAAAGTCCGGTGATGTACCCGGCCGACATGACGGCAAGCTGGGGCCGGATTTCGCCTTTTGAATGCAGGGCTTTGAGCATATTACCCTCGAAGAACAGATCGACGTGACTGACCTGTCTGCCCCGTTTCACCCGGCGCCGTTTCCATCCCTTTGAATAGGTCTTCGTATATCCGGCATTCAGGAAGACCCCCCGTTCCGTGCGCCGCCGGATGGTGAATTCGATCAGGGCACCTGTCGAGTTCCAGACATCCAGATTCAGCAGGTACTGAAGGTTGCCCGTAAGAAGGTTACGAAGGTCCTGTGAAAGTTTTGCATCCATTCATCACTCCTGAACTATCAGCCGGACGGCGTGGCTGTGGAGTACCGCCCGGCTGACCTGCACTGGGTTTATCACCCAAAGATATTGGCGGTTACCCTGGTCAGGATGTCTTCCTGATCCTTCGGGTCGGGTTCCTGAACGCCGTACTTTGCCCGGAGGGCTTTCTTCGACATGGGCAGACCCATGTCATTCAGGGTTTTATCGACATAGACCAGATCCTTCAGGTTGTCAACCTTTTTGATGTTGGTCTTAAACACCGGTGTGACCGATGACGGCCAGTTGCGCCGGTAAATCTCGTCGATGATCGCCGTCTGAATGATGCGGTCGAGCCGGAGGGCGACTGCAATGGCTACGTCGTACTTTGTCCCGTTTGCGGTCTGCATAGCCCCGTAAGTGCCGGTCTGGCCGTCTGCCCCGTTCAGAGCATGACCGACCAGAGCTTCACTGATCTCGGCATCGGCAACCTTCTTGAACGCTTCGAAGGTGTTGACCCCGGTGGTGGAGCTGCTGGCAGATTCGAGCAGCTTCATGTCACTCATGTCATCGATCACCCCACGGCTTGCCGAAGCCATTTCGGATACGGCTGACTCGAGACGATCCACATCGGCTCCGGGTTTGGCGATCCCCAGAATCATCGGCATCCCGAAGACCTCATTAAACTCGGCCCAGTCCTCGACCGAGAAGTACTTAAAGATGTTCCACCGGGCTGTTTTGAGTCCTTTACCCAGGACGGTAAAATCTACATCCTGGTAAGACGGCCAGATGCCGGATTTCCAGACCACCACGTGCGCCGGACTGTATTTATCTGCCGGTGCATTGCCAATATACAATTCGGTATAATCGCTGTCCTTCGTCCGCTTCTGGGCGTAGATGTAGTGGTGTGGGATGATCTTAAATCCGGAAGGATAGACAAATTTACCCCCATCGAAGTCACCGGCTTTCCATTCGAGTTCAATCGCCCGGATGCCGTAAAAGTCGCCTTTCAGGAGTTCTTCGGTAAAGCTGATAAAGTCCATCCGGTCGAACATATCCCGGATGGTTTTCATCTGCTGATCGGCCGAGGTACTCTGGTCATCTGCCGTAAGGCTGTAGTCTGACCCGGTGATGGCACTGATCCGCTGACCCAGCATCCCTTCGGTATGGCCGTCGAGTTTAAGGAACCAGTCGAGAATGGTGTACAGATCTGAAGGAGCACCGGCCCGTGCAGCCTTGAACGCCTTCTTGAATTCGGAGGGTGTAACCTGTTCAAACGTCCGTGACGATGTCGCGGATTTTGGCTTTGTGATCTTCATTTACGGGTGCTCCTGTCTTTCGACATCCTGCGGGTGCCGAGTGGTTTGAAGGTTGAAAGAGACTGAAATCCGGTTTTGACGGCTTCCTCGATACAGGCATAGAGAATATCCGGACCGTCACGGAAGGCTGAATCCGGGTAACCCAGAAGCTGTTCAATCAGGGTTGCCACATCGTCATTCGGTTCGGCGGGGAATAACAGCTTCCCGGTCTGGATGTAGGGTTGCAGGGATTCGATCCTGATCTCCTTTTTGATCGTTTCTGCCACCGGCCGGATGGGAAGCGGGAACTGCATCTTTTTCGCCATCATGTCGAAGTCCTTCGAACTGATAAGCGTGTACTGCTGGAAGGAATCGTCAATCCTGAAAAACTTTAATCCCCGTTTGTGGTACATAGACCAGTAGAGGTACATGGCCTCGATCATGGCCACGGTTGTATCCTGCCGGAGCCATCCGTCCAGAACGTAATACCGTTCCCCGTCGCATCCCAGAATAAAGAAGCCTTTGTAACAGGCTGTTGCATTGTTGCCCAGAGACTGGTCGACGGCTGCAACCACAAACTTTAAATCGGGCACTTCGGTGAACCGCTTCATCCATTCCGCCTTGAAAAACAGCCCTTCCTCGACGGGGTTCTGCTGCATCTCACCCTCGAAGCGGTGAGTTCCGATCGTGTTCATCAGCCGGATGGATTCGGCCAGATCGGACTTTTCTGGCCACAGGGTAACCAATTCACCGGCTTCGTTTACGAAGAGTTCCTGGTAAACATGGGCGGTGATATCGTACCGCTGCCAGCTTTTGATCTGCTCTCTGATTTCGGCAGATTTATGCCGGTTCCGCTGAGCCGGTGACCGTCGTTTACCGGCAGAGTTGCCGAGAGAAACCTCAATGCCGAGACCTGCAAGGCCGTTTTGCGGGATGAGGTCTGAACTGACCTGGTGCTGCAAAAGGTCACCGACCGGCGTCACCTTTTCGGCAAATTCGCCACGATTTTGGCAAACTGTGACCTGGGCAATGTTCAGCGCCGTGGCTTTATTGAAGTTGTTACCAACCCAGATGGCCACCCCTTTCTTGCTCACAGCCAGGTAGCCTTCTGAAATAACCCAGTCGACTTTTTCACGACCCATCTTTGGATTTCGCCCATGCTTAAGGGTATCGAAGTCATCGATCTCCAGATAGTCAATCCGGTCTTCATTCGCCAGTTCACCCCGAAGGGACTGGCCGTAAGACCGGGCCATGATCGAGACATAATGACTGATGCCTGTGGCCTTTGGGGTAATCTTGAGCTGAACGTCCTCGCCGGTGTTCGACAGGATTTCGATGAGGTAGTCCTGCCGGATTCTCGAATTCTGTTCCAGCTCCAGCACGACAAACTGAACGTCCTTGATCGCCCTGGTTGAAGTCTCGGTGACCTTGACCATGAACTTGCGGGATCCCGTTAAAATCATCCGCAACTTCCCAACCCGGAGCCGGGCGGTCTTGCCCCGTTCACGGGGACCCGAGACAACAAACAGATGCCGTTCTGGCCAGTCCATCATGACATCCAGTTCGGTATGCATCCGGCAGGGTGGCAGAGAGAAATAATGAGGGGCATAGAGCTTACCGAAACCTTCGAGGGAGCCGGTTGTTTCTTTATACCGGCGTTTGATGTCGGTTTCTGAATCATCCGGGAAGGCGGTGGTTTTACGGCCGATGATCTCACGGAACCGGCTCAGCTCCTTTTCGAGGCGTTTACCGGCAGCCGTCTGAAAGTAGTTGTAACTCACCTGGATTTCTCCTTCGTGACCCGTTCAACAAAGCTGGTGATGTAGGGCATGATCTCTACGGCCAGTTCCTCATCCTGCAACTTCATCTCAGAGATAAACCGGGTGAAGACATCCATCGTAACCTGGGCATAGTGGATATTCCCGGAAAGGGTCTGGATCGATTTCGACAGCTTCGAGATCTGGTCGATTTCGGCCATTGTCGGCTGACGGTTCTCATCATCGACTTTCTTGCGGATGACTGAAAGCTGTTTCTGAAACCAGATGGCCATCTCCCACGGCGAGTTCAGTGAAAGCTGACGGAGGTCATCCCAGTTACCTTCTTTAATCCATCGGTAAATCGTCGAGGTCGATACCCCGGTTTCTTCGGCCAGTTCCTCTGGTGAAACCGGCCTGGTGCAGTACATGAACTTGACGTAGTTCTTCTTCTGGTCGCCATGCTTCGACGGCATAGAATCCCCTTTAAAGTGAATGGGTGCAAGTTCAGAGAAATTATTCGGGAAAAAACGGGATATAATTATATCCGTTTAATGGCACCTGAAAACGTCTGATCTTGCGCCTTTCAAGACACAGGAACCCATGAGCTACTGCACCACCGAAGAAGTTGTAAACCGCTACGGAGACCAGGTGACGACGATCACCGGAGGCACGGATGAGCCGGATGCAACCCGGATGACGGCAGCCCTTTCGGCTGCTTCGAACCTGATCGATATGAAGATCAGTTCGGTGGTTGATACTCCTCTGGATGACGTGCCTTCAACCATTAAGGAACTGGCCATTGACCTGACCTGGTACTACCTGAAGAAACAATCTGAACTGGGGCTTTCTGAAAATGACCTGAAGGAATTTGATAATCTGATTACCCTTCTCGATGAAATCAGGGATGGTAAGGTGAACCTGTTTGGCGGGACGGAGACGGCTAACCGGCCTTCTGCTGATTTTACCCACCGGACCCGATACTTCGGGAGGTCTTGAATGGTCAAAGCACTCCGGACGGCTCTTCAGACTTTTATCTCGGATGCTAACGCCGATGAGACAAACCCGCCGTTTAAGACGGTCCGGGCTTACCACGGTGAACTGCTGCCAGACCGTATGAAGAAGGACCGCCGGCTGACCTTCCCCGCCTGTCTGGTTTACTTCCCTGAAGGGGTGGTCACGGTTACCGATGCTGCCCGGCTGAACCGGGACGGGAACCACCGGGTTCAACTGGTGATCCTGATTCCCGCCGATACGACTCAGGAAAAGACGGCGGATAAAATTGACGATCTGGAAGAGTGGCTGGTGAACCGGATGATTGAAAAGAGGCTGATTACCGACGGATCGAACGCTTACCAGTTCGGAACGGATATTCAGTATTCGACCATTTACGCCGGGATGTCTGAGAACCAGGTCATTGTTGCCGGACTGCTTGAATTTTCACTTTCAACCCCAAACTGGAAAGCCTGATGAGATACTTTACCAAACTGACCAACACCAAAGCCGAAGCCCTGATTTTTGATTACATCGGGTGGGGTGGTGTTGAAGCTGCCACTTTTGCAAAGGAACTGGCAGAGCTGAAGGCTGAGGGAGTCACGGATTTTACCGCCAGGATTAACAGTCCAGGCGGCTCTGTATTCGACGGGATTACCCTGTATAACCTGCTCGAAGAAAACAAGTTTACAGTCGTCGTCGAAGGTCTTGCTGCCTCGATTGCTTCGGTTATTGCCCTGGCCGGTTCCCCGGTTATTATGCGGTCGAACAGTTACCTGATGATTCACAACCCGTGGACGTTTGCCGGAGGGGATGCCAATTACCTGAAGAAAGTTCAGGATAACCTTGAAATGATCAAGACCACGATCATGAACATCTATCAGAAGAAGACCGGCCTGACTGCCGATGAACTTTCTGCCATGATGGATGATGAAACCTGGTTAACGGCTTCTGATGCTCAGGCTAAAAAGTTCTGCGATCAGGTCGACGGAACCAGTGATTCGGGATTCGCAAATCGAGGACAGGCGATTAATACCTATTTCAACCAGATTTTCTCTCAACCAAACAAAGAAAAGGATCAAAGCGCTATGCTGATTACTCTTTTGCTGAATGTGTTTGGTGTCCAGGCTGCTACCGAAGCCGAAGCATCGAACATTATCGCTCAGAAGGTCGGTGAGCTGAAGAACCTGCTGGCGAAAGCCAATACGGACCTTCAGGCAGCCCAAGCCGAACTGAGCACCTTCCGTGCCCGTGACCAACAGGTCAAGGAAAACCGGATTAAAGCCCGCCTGGATGAAGCTGTTCAGAACAAGGTCATTGACCCGGCTGAACGCCCCGTCTGGGAAAATAACCTGCGGGATGACGAAGAGGGCACCCTCACCATCCTGAATGCCAAGAAACCCCAGGCAGCGCCGTCTGTTGAACCGCCTCAAAACCGGAAACAGGAAGGAAGGGCTGATTTATCAACCGTTACGGACCTCATCCGTAACTCAATGAAAGGACAAAACTGATGCGTTTTGCACAGATTTCTTCGAATGATGCCTTAACCCAGTCATTTATCCGGGAAATGGAGACCCAGTCTCCGGTTCTGACACTGGCCGAGTTTTACTCGATCGTGGGGAATGCAGAGTATGCCCGGAAAGCGGCAGCAACTGCCGGTGGCGGACTGCGTGCTCTGGATACCGATTATTCGGGCCAGACGGTTACACCGGCTTTCATTAACCCATCGCTGAAAATCATGGGCGACAAAGTCATGGTTGATGCAGCTCACGAACGCCGGGGTGCTGATGTTCCTTCCGTTCGTGCATCTGAACTGCTCAGTTACGGACGTAACCTCGGCCGGGTATTCAACGATCAGTTTGTGAACGGAACCGGCCTGACGGTTTACCCTTCCGGGATTAAAACCCAGTGTGTTTCCGGGCAGAAGATTTATGCCAATTCCAGTTCTGCAGCCCTTTCCATCGGGATGGGTAATGCTGATGCAACGGTAACTGCCCAGCAGGCGCTGGTTGAAAAACTGCGTGAGCTGATTTCGATGGTTCGTTCCGGAGGAATTCCGAAACTGATCATGGACAGTGCATGGATCAGCCGGATCACTACCCTGGGATCGAATTACATCACCATCACCAAAGATGAACTTGGAAAAGTATTCAAATACTTCGATGGTATTGAAATGGTTGATGCCGGCCTGACCGGTGCGGGTGCAAAAGTCATTGCCGGTGACGAAACCCACGGAACGATTTCTGGAACCTGTCACTCGATCTATGCCGTCGCATTCGGCGAAAAGTCTGACTTCTCGGTTGCAACCAATGTCGGTCTTGAGATCGTTGATAAGGGTCTTGTGGGCGTTCAATGGGTCCACCAGGCTGAATTCGATCTTGCCTTTGCTCTGTTTGATGACAAAGCAATCGCCAAGCTCGAAGGCCTCAAGTTCGCCTGAGCCTGAATTCTGACTGTGGCCCGGTAACCGCCGGGCCACAGAAGGAGCAACCATGACACAAACCGGAAAATCAATGAACAAGACTCTTTTCGACTTCACCGCAGGATTCTCTATGATCGGCCTGTTTAATGGCTTTTTCGACAAACTCAGTCAGCTTCACTTCGACTGGGCTTTCATCCTTCAGGCGGTCCTGATTCAGGTGCTCGTGATTGTCTTCCGGCTGGCGTTTTCGTCCTTCTGGAAGAAGTACGGCAAAAAGTGGGTGGGACTTTCCTCGCTGCTTCTGCCGGTTCTGATTCTTTTCGTTTCCTGTTCAACACCCAAATTCACAGGTACCATTGGTGCCCCTTACCAGCCGGATCCGGTTTCTGCTGACAGCATTCCGGCTCAGGTAATCACAGAACCACCGGTGCCAGCAGACCCGGTGGCGGACGGGACGGGGTCTGAAGTTTTTCATGGTTCTTCAGATCAGTCCCGTCCTGAATCCTTTAAACTGAAAGCCGGTGCCGATACCGTGATTCACGGAACCCGGATCCGGCTGAACTTTACTTACGACGGGTTTCACGGCTGGTTCAGCTTTCTGGATGTAAGGCCACCCGATACGGTTTTCTTCCCGGTTGAACTGAAACAAGATGCTTCCGGCTACCGGGTTTCCACTCCAACGCCGGTCACAGAGCCTTCCTGGTATGAATCTCATCCGGTTGAAGTTGTGACCTGGAGTGTTCTTTCGGGCATTCTGCTGATGGGTGCCGGTATGCTGTCATTTATCTTACGGAGGAAGCCATGAAACGGTTTTTGACCAATCTGTGGGATGGAGTCCTGATTGTTCTTGAGGAACTCTGGGTTCTGTTCAGTTCTGCTCTGGGAACGGCTAAGAACGGGGTAACCCGCCGGTTCCCAAGATCCATCCGGTTTTCATTCAATATGATCACCCTGACCGGACTTCTTTTTGCTGTGACACTAAAATGGTTACCGGAGTTTTCTTCGATAACCGGGGCTCTCTTTATGTTTGCCCTCTTTTTGGGCGTGATCTTCTTTTCCGATTGGAGAACATCACCCCATCAGGATCCACTTGACCAAATCATCGAGAAAGGAAACGTTGCGTATGCGCTGCTATTCGTTGCTTTTAGCCTTATTGCTGTTGCTGCCATCCTTCGGGTTTAGCTCACCGCCTCACCTGGATAAAGCCAAAAGCTATCTGGGTGTGACGGAAGTTGCCCCGAATGACGGCACTGAGGTAAAGCTGTTCCTGTACTCGGTCGGGATTACCCACCCGGCACCCTGGTGTGCTGCTTTTGTGGGGTACTGCCTTACCGATGCCGGGGCCGTTTCACCGAAGCCTTCAGCTCTGGCTCTTCATTACATCACCCTGCAATCATGGAAACCGGAATCCTACTTGTACCACTGGCGGAAAGGCGATGTGTTCGTGATGCGACAGGGTGAAAGCTGGAAAGGCCACACCGGGTTTATTGACAGTGTTTACAGCCGGGATAGTCGTCTACATTTTATGACGATCGAAGGCAATACCGGACCGCAGCCAGGAAGTGTTGCACAGGAAAGAGATGGTGACGGCGTTTACGCCCGTGACAGGGTTTACCAGCCATGGGCTTACTTCCGGATGATCAGATTCACCCCAGTTACATACAGGCAGGCCGGGTAACCCCGGCCTTTGCCTAAAGGAGGAAAAGTATGTCAGCTCCTGCTGCATTTACCAGAAGCACCGTTGTTGCCATTAAGCAAGGTGACTTAAAAATGTTCACTGCCGGTGAGGCAGCTTCAACTGCGGTATCCGTTGGGCGGGTACGGGATATCGTGATTTCAGGAAAGCCAATTTTTGACAACAAAGATATTCACGGACGACGGTTCGTCGTTGGTGTGAATGTTACTGTTAAGGCTATTCTACTGGATGTCGATGATGCCCTTGCAAACCGCATCCTTGATTACTGCGCCACCCCAATGGGAATCCGGATTGATTATAACGAGCTGACCCTGAGCACGTTTGCACCGATTGCAAAGTACTTTTCGAAGGACAGTTGCCCGGTTCAGATCGGAGATAATTTTGAAGTTAATCTCGGCGGAGAAAAACCGGGAGAACTTCCGGTTCAGACTGAGTTTACCATTCATCCCAGTGAATGGGGAGCCCTCTTCACTACCGCATCCTGATTTAAACAGTTGCCGGGTTTACCCGATCCGGCAACTAAATTTATAGGTTAAGTTTATGCCCGGTTTATCTGTAACTCCCAATATTGTAGCCCTCGACTCCTTCCAGTTTACGCCAGAATCGGATGCCGTTGCCGACTTTACCAACCGGCTGGGTGAACCGACTGTTGAGTTTAGGGAGATTAAAGGGGGAACCTCTATTGTAACCGGTGCGCCAGTTCTTCTGGGATATTATGTGTCTGTAAAATGTAAGATCCTGAACTTCGGAACTGAAGATATTGAGGACTGGATTAACCTCTATGGTAAAAAAGGAATTCTGAGGCTTAATTATAAATCCGGGGAAAAATCAACCCACACTGATTTCGAGTGCTATCCGAAATTCAATTACCCGGTAGACGGGCAAACGACTCTTGCTCAGGAAATTGAATTTAATAAGGTGATTACTCCTGCCGGAATTATCGAGTTTGTACCGGCACCCCCAGCACCGTTTAACGTTTATTCAAGTTACTACGACGGTCTGACCAGTTATGCCACACCCGGTAGCCACACGGCTCTGGATATTACTGATAATCTGACTGCTGTTGCCGTGTTCAAGTGCGAAAGCTCTACCCCATCGACTGCCGGTCATATTATTTCCAAGTACCAGGACACCACCTCTGACCGGTCGGTATTTATTGCTCAGTACACGACCGCCAATACCATTATCATCCGGCTGTCCTCGAATGGGACCACGGCAGCAAAGGACTATCGGTACACGTTTGCAGATATTACCCAATGGCATACCGTTGCCATCCGGTTTACCGGCGGGGTTCTGTCTGTTTTTGCTGATGGAATTGATGTGACGGCAAACTGCACTAAAACCACCGATACCAGTTTAACCACCCTGTATAACAGTGGCGGCCCGTGGGCATTTGGGTGTAACAATGTGGTCACAACGAAGAGCAACTTCTTTAAAGGCTGGATCAAGGACATTAAGCTGTTTAATATTGCTCTGACCGATGCTCAGATTTTTAGCCTTTACAATGACTCCATACCGGCTGATGTTTCCGGAATGACCGGAATGCAGGGATGGTGGCGCTTTGAAAATAACGGCAATGATTCCAGTCCGAACGGATTCACCCTGACCACCAGTGCCAGTGCCGCCCGTGAGATGATGGTATTTAACGGAACCAGTTCCTACCTGGAATGTGCAAACGCTTCTGCTTTGCAGATTACCAGTGCTCTTTCGTGCATTGTGTGGTTGAAACTTGACTCTTCGACACCTTCGGGGAATAAACATATTATCGGGAAGTGGAACACGGTTTCAGGTAGCTGGAGAAGCTGGAGAATTGCCAAAACTACCACGGCCAATCAGTATGTTTTTATGCTTGACGGGACCGGAACAGGTAATGCTACCTATGCAAAACAATACCGGTTTACCGTTACCGATGCCACGGCTTTAAATCAGATTGCGTTTACCTGGTCTTCGGCTTCCGGGCTGAAGGTTTACTGGAACGGGACTGATGTGACTGCTTCGTGCACCAAAACGTCTGACGGAACGGTAACCAGTCTTTACAATCCGACCAGCCAGCCGGTTACGGCCGGGGTCGGTTCCACTGGTGATGCTGATTATATGGCCGGTCGTATCTCTCAATTTACGATTACCAACACGGTGCTGGCTGCTGCCGATATTCTGGCTGATTACACCGGGTACCCTCACGACGGTCATGCCGACACCGGAGTTCAACTGTTCGTAAACGGAACGGATAATATCTCAGATCTGAGTTCGAATGCCATCGCCATTACCAACCATTCGGTCGTCTTATCAGATCCGGTTACCCTTTATCAGGCCACGATCCCAACGAAAACGACCTTTATCGGTCAGGATCAAACCCAGAACGATTTCGATAATACCAAGATCAAAGAAGGGATTTACCGCAAGTCTCCGTTCTCTGAGGTCGTGTTCACTACTACTGACACCACCTTAACCCTTGCCGGATACTGTGAGAATTACGGTGAAACAACCGCAGAGATTCTTCTGTATGTGAACGGAACCTATACCGACCGGATGCAGTTCTCCGCTGCCGGTTACGCCGAGAAGAAGTTTACCGGTCTGGCTTCTGGGAGTAAAACCATTACCCTTCGGAACGGTGGGCATGAATGGGTATCACCGGGACGGGGTACTTTTGTAACCCGTGTTTTTGCCAATATTGAACCGGTTCAGGTCACCCGGTCTAAACCCAGACTCATCATTGTGGGTGATTCAATAGCAAACGGTAAAGCCGGAACGATCCCTGTCCGGGATGGATGGGTCAGCCTGGTAAAAGCCTATGCAACCGGGTACAATGTGGCCCTTTACGGCGGATCCGGGATGCAGTTCAAGGATGTCATCAGTGATTCGACCAAGCGGGCAGACCTGATTGCCACGATCGGGGATCACATGGATTCAACCACATCCAACGTGATTGCTTTCTGTCTTGATACCAATGATTACGGCAAAGCCCAATGGACAGCATCCGCCTATCAAACGGCCCTGACCGAGTTTTATAATGCCCTTAAAACGGCGTATCCGACTCTGACCGTCTGGCACTTTTCTGGAACCGTGAGAACAACCGAGACGGCGAACGCCGTTGGTTCTACAATGGATAATTACCGGGATGCAGGTTCAAATGCCATTGCAGCCGTTTCCGGGTATCATTACCAGAGCCGTAAGACCTGGATCACCACCGGAGCTTTGGCTGATTACGTTCACCCGAATACCTCGGGTCACGTTACGATCGCAACACAGACTGAAAGTGCACTGGGCTTATGAAACTGATTTTTACAGACCCGGATGACACTACAACCACCATTGATCTGGAATCCTCATTCGACCGGGTCACCGAACGGTACGAAGCCGTTGCCGAAGAAAAGGAGATCCCGCAATCGAAAAAGCTCCGGCAGGTTAACTTTGGTGCCCGTTGGTTTGCTAAGTACATCCGCAGTCATGCTGATGGAGATACCCGGTTTTACACGGCCCTGGTGAGTGCTTATGCCAAATCGGTGAAGGTCGAGGCAGAAGGCTGCCGTCATCTGGACGGGGCCAGGTTCGAAGTCATCCTGTTCAATCCGTCGTGGGACTGGAACGGGCAGTGGCAGAATGTCATCAGTGAACAGTCTTTCTCCTTTGAACTCAAGTCGGCTGATCTGCTTTCAGCCGTGCAGGATCCGAAATCGGTCTCCATTGTGATGGGGTCGAGTACTTTAACCCTTTCGGGGGTCGAGATCCACGAAGAACTGAAAGAGACCCGGATTACCCAAACGGATACCGCCGGGAATGACTATGAAAAAGTGAAATGGGTTAAGGCTCATCTGCGGGTGATTATGCCTGAAACTGAGGGGAATTACCCGGCTGTCGTCCGGAATATCCTGCGAAAGCGGTACGAAGGCGACACGATGTCGCTGACCTCAGAGTTTTGCGACTATTTCACTACCGAAAACAATCTGGCCGTGACGTTCGATGAGGAAGCGATGCTGAAAAAGGTGTACAACTATCACCTGGCCGCCACGGCTTATGAACTGTCCTTTAAATCTGAACCACTGTCTGCTGACCAAATCTATACCGAGGTACCATGATCTCTTTTGAACATAAGGGTAAAACCTATTCCATGCCCGAAAATGCTACCTGGGGATCCCTGAAACGATTCACCCCGCTGCTGAAGAAGCTGTTGAACCGCACCGATCTGAGCAAAAAGCTGAAAGAACTCGAAGAGAGCAAAGCCTCTGCCGTCGAGGTCTCCCTCTGGCTCATCGGCGCCTGGCTCGAGGATGACTCGGTTGTCACCCAGATCATCAGCGAAACCTTCCGGACGGATACGGGCGAAAAACTACCCACAACTGAGGTGGATAACATCCCGCCGGAGATGGGCTCTGTCGCCGTCACTTTTTTTTTAGCCAGCATGAACGGGCTGTTTCCGGATACCCAGAAGTCTTTCAACCTTCAGGTAAGGCCGTCAGCCCAGACCTGAGAGTCAGTCCGCTGGAGGAACTGACCCAGTTTGTCAGTGATAACGATTTAGGCCGGGTTCCGATCATTGACGAACTTCCGGCCTTTGTCGTTTTAAACCAGATCGTCACCAAACTTAAAATTGTGGAAAAACTCAATGCCGAACTTGACAGTTGATCTAACCCTTGACGGCCGGACTTACGCCGTCGAAATGAGTAAAATCCGGGAGTTTTCTGAAGAGAACCTCAAGCAAACTGTCAAGTACAGCGAGGAAGAAGCCAGAGTCCGGCAAAAAGCCCTCGAGGCAGAGATCGCTACCCGGACGATCATGGGCCGGAATACCGAAGATCAGCAGAAAGAGCTGAGTCAGGTTTCTCAGGTGGTCAGAGCCTATGACCACCTGAGGGAGGCGAAAGAACGGACCGGTTTGGCGACCGGCCGTCTTGCCGGTGTCCAGAATCAGGCGAATTACACCCTTCTGAACTTTGGCCGTCTGGTCAGTGATGCCAATTACGGCATCGTCGGGATGGCCAATAACATCGCACCCCTGACCGAGGGATTCGGTCATCTGATTACCTCAGGGGCCGGTCTTCGGGGTGCACTGACCTCGATCGGGGCTTCTTTGGTTTCACCAACCGGGCTGATCGTCCTGTTTGGCTCGGTCATGCCTTCGGCCCTGCAATACTTTATGACCTCGGTTGATGATGCCAAAAAGAAGACCGAGGATCTGAAGGAGATCGTTTCTGAGATCGCCGACATTGATCTCGGTTTCGGCGGATTAAAGATGGAAGGGATGAGCAAGGAAGATCTGCAAATCCGGAAAGAGGCCACCGAGCTGGTGATTTCGACTCTGAAACGGTATAAGTACTCCCTCGAAGAAACGAAAGCGATTGCCGATCAGTACGGTGAATCCGTCGTCGATCCGAAAAAACTTGAGATCATTAAAGAGGGCGGGATCAAGGAACTTGAAGACCAGATCGAGGCTTCAACCAGCCTGATGATGGCGTTCGATGAGCAGTTACAGAAGTATAACCGGGCAGAGATTGCAAATCAGATTGCCCGTGCATCCGGCTTTAAAACTCCCGAGCAGATGGAAGCCGAACGGAAAGCCCAGGCCGAAGAGAAGAAGCTGCGGGAGCAGGCTGAGCGTGACAGACTGAAAGCCCAGGAGAAAGAGAGAAAGGATCTCTGGGATCAGACAGATAAGGTTGATGAAGCTCTTGACCGGATGACCCTGACCTGGTATAACAATATCAAAAAGCGGAAGGCCCTCGAAAAAGAACTGACCCGGCCGATGGAGATCTCGAAACCCGCCATTGAAGCGCTGAAGGATGAAGCTGAGCAGATCGAGAAAACCCGCCGTGATCTGGAAGCCCAGCAGGACCGGTATTTCGATGTGGGTGTTGGTATTGCAAAAGGCTTCGGCTCCGGCATGGGTCAGGAGTTACTCCGGAACGGACCCGTGCTTCGCCAGGCGCTTAAAAACGTTCTGATTACCCTGATTGACTTTGCTGAGAAGGAGTACCTGATTTCTTCGGCTGTTGCAGGTATGAAAGCCGCTTACGGTGATTTTTCTGCTGCTTTAATAATGGCTCCGACTTTGATTGCTCTCGAGATGGCCAAGGCGGCCGTTCAATCATTCAGACCCGGTGGTTATACCGGTGACGGTCCCCCGAATCAGGAAAACCAGACCCGGATCGTTGACCACAAGAATGAGTACTACTTTACCAGCGAGGATGTGAACCGGATCGGTCTCGAGAACATTGAGAACTTCCGCCGGAGTGGTGCGGGGATAACTGAACGGGTCCGAAAAGCCGGTCAGAGCCGTGCCGGGCAGTTGGATACCGCCCTGCTTGAGAAGCTGGCAAACCGGCCGGTCCAGTTCGAGATCAGCGGAGTTAAGTTCATGCAGGCCCAGAAACAGGCAGAGCGGGAAGTATCCAGAACGAAGGTGAGTTCATGAGTGTGAGAGCCTGGTTATATCCAACCCGGTTTTTCTCGACCGGGACTGAAACCGAGATCACGGTTACTGAGCTGGGTTCATTCGGCTTACAGACCGAAGACCCGATTCTGGGCAATATCATGCCCAAAAAAGTCAGCCTGAAGTGCCTGAACTATGACGGGTCTCTCGATTACCTTCGGTATAAGCGGGACCCTGAACCGGTATGGATCGGTGATAATGATTACCTTGAAGGTGATGTTTCTGACTATACCTATTATAAGGTGATCCGTGCAAACGGGTCTTTTGAATTCAGAAGCTACGTGAATGACTACTACCGGCCAAAAGTAACAACCGGTATCTATTGCGTTCCGCCGACACCTTATAACCTTTCGCCGTATTCGGATCCAAAGGTTCAGATTCAGTCAACCGATGCTGATGATCATGATCTGGATTGCTTTTACCAGGAATGGCAACCTTTATTCCTGAAGGTTGAAATCGATAATGGAACCGATCCGGTTTATACCGGGTATTATTACATTGACTTCGGGATGGATGAAAACAACGTTGAGTTTGATGATGAAACCCAGATGGTTACCCTTCAGGCAGAGCCGATGGAGGGTTTGTTATACCGGCTACTGGAGCACGTTGATCCGTTTTACTCGCTGATGCTGGCAGAGGAATACGATATCATCCGCCGGGAAACTGCTGATGCAGATGGTGAGGTCAAGTACACATCTAATTCGTTTTACGACGGCGTTTCAGGCGAGACAGAGTATTATCCATCTTATGTGTGGGATGCCAGGACCTTTCTTGAAATCATGATCGGATCGGTCGGATTCTCGCTGGATCTGACTTCTATACTCGATTTTGGATTTGCAGTCAGATGGGAGCCTTACGGTGAGTTGAGTGCTTCATTTAACCGGCAACTAACGAAGCAGGTGGTCTTCCAGGTTATGAATCTATTTGGCGGGGATCCGGTATTTCAGTACGGCGGGACTTTCGATATCATTAAACGGACTGGCAACGGCTCCGTTTCGCTGACCCTGAATGATAAGGGCAGGACCCTGAATAAGGAGAATTCTTATATCTCTCCGGTTGGTATGAGGAAGGAAGCGCAGAAGGACTTTCACTTTTACTCACCTCAGGAAACTGTCGATTCGTACGGGAAATACGTTTTTACCTTCGGTTCCGGCTATCCGTGGGCAAGTGTAAAGAAACCGGCTTTGTTTCTTTTTAAGCAGGTGACCGGTACCTGGCGGTCGATGAGTGATTCAGAGATAGATGATCTGTTTCTCGGGTACATCACCAACTATTATGAGACTGTAGAAGTCGCCTATTTAGGCCTTTTTACGGAACTGAAAAAGACCTTTACCTATAAAGGCAAGACCCATCTGATCGTCAGTATGGAGTACGACGAACAGGCAGATGTAAGCACCCTGACCTGCCGGGTCATCGAGTAAACACCGTCGGGAGACGGAGGGAAATTAAAAAGAAAAACCCGGTTTAGGCCGGGTTTTTGTTTAAAAAAATCAGGGTGGTGGTTTTGTTTAAAAAAATCAGGGCACCCCTTTTGCCCTGCGGTAAACCTCCAGTATCCCGGCTTTCATTTGTGGCAGGGCTTTCGAGGCCCTGAATGACTGTTCGTTCGAGTATCCGAATACTCTGGCCAGCTCGGCCATCGTGAATCCGGTGGCCTTCAGAAAAGCCTTCCATTCTTCAGTTGTATATTGCTTGTCGTTCGGTGTCAATGTTACCATCCTCCCATTTTAAATAAGCCTCAAACCAGCGCCAGGCACGGTCTGCAAGGCCGTCCATTAACTCCCGTTCGAGGGCGTTGTCGTAATTACGCTTAACCGTTACCTCCCAGCGTTCAACCCCTTCACTGCTCTGATACTCACAGATAATAGAGGCGTTTACGCCTTTTGATAGCTGGCTCTCGACCGGCTTATCGTTCGAGAGTAGCTTTATCTTGAATAAGGCGTTTGGCCTTCCGGTGTGCAGAACATAGACAGTTTCGGAATTGTCACGCATGGGGTTTTCGCAAAGCAAAAACCTATCCATGTACACTCCTGTGATGTTACGGGCTTCCTCATCAGTGCCGGTAGCCCACTCCCGGCAGACCGGCCGTAGCCGGTTTCGGATCAAAAAAAAGCCGGTCAGAGACCGGCTGAGGATGGGGTTGTGGCTGAGTTTATACCTCAGCCTCATATGGACATTCAGTGTCCGGTTCCGGATGGAATGATTGGCATTTTTCGCAAAAGTTGATTTCTGACACTCGGTAATCCTCATTACGATGGTAGTCCTTCATATATTTTACAGCTTCTTTTTTTGAATCAAATCGAAGAACTTCCCTTCTTGGGTCACAGAGGTCATCCCAATTCATCCAAATCTTTTTAGCACTATACTTGTCACAAAGGACAAACTCTGGCTGATACCGACCTTCTATTACGAATGTTTTCATTGTAGTGTTCCTTATTTTTGGTTTGAAGTTGTGGCGGGTTTGGTTTCCCGCCTTGTTGATACAAATATAGCAAGTGCTTATTTAAATATCAATACTTTATCAAGTATTTTTGTATTTTATTTATGAAATGTCGCTGTTATTTGCCGGTTTTGTCGCCGGTTTTTAGTCGGCAAAGAAACTTGAATTTTCCAGAAGAAAAACAGAATTACAGGGCCAGTTAAAAGCGGCGACCGATTCTGGGCAGATCAATGAAAAGGAAAAGATTGATCTGGGAACGGGTGGTGATATTGGATCTGGTGCAGCACAGGCCGGTGCCAATCTGACTGCCCGAACTGTTGGCGAAAGGCTGAATTCAGAAATCAAAGCAATGGATGAAGCCATTGCCAAATATCAATCTGATGTTGATTCGAGGCGGGCAAAAATTGACCAAATCCAGAACGAAATTACAACCGAATTTGGTATCACAAACCCGGTGGCTCCAACATCTGAAGCAACTCAAGCACCCACCGGAAAGCCAGTTTCTGCTCCTGGATCGGTTGATAAAAACTGGGATAAATCTGTCATGCCGGAGGATCCTTATGCCCGGCGGGATGATATGGTTTCCGCACCTGAGAAAAGCCAGAAGGTTAAGCGGGATCTTGACCTGGAATCTGAAATGTACCGGCAATCCAGGCAGGAAATCATCGAGGAGTCAACCGCTACAGCAGAACTCGAAATCAGGAATTCCCAGTTAACCACTGACGAGAAAATCAAACAGATCGAGCACCAACTCCTTTATTCCAAACTTTCTGCCGAGGAACAAAAGGCTCTTGCAGATGATTTGTCCTCTTATCAGGTTCAAAAATGGGAGGAGGAAAAATCTGAGCGGGAAGCAATGACCAGGGAAATGCAAGGTTACTGGCACTCCTTTAGCCAGGATATTTTGGATACCTCAGTTACCGGGGCAGAACGTTGGAAACGAATTACCGACCAAATGAAAATGCAGTTCATCCAGTTTGTTGGAGACCAGGTCATTGCCCAGGTAATGGGGGAAGAATCTAAAACCCAAGCCACTGCCGCTGGCTCAGCAGCAAGAATTGCAATTTGGGCAATTGAAGCTGCTACCGCCGTTGGAAAAACTCTCATGTCAGTTGCGGCTACTATGTGGGATGCTAATTTGAAGTTTTTTTCGTGGGCAGGCCCCTTTGCAGTTCCTCTTGCTGCAGCAGCTGTTGCTGGGGAAATTATGGCAGTAAAATCAGCAATAAAGGCGGTTGGTTTCGCCGAAGGAGGGGTAGTAAGTAAACCAACTCTGGCGATGATTGGTGAAGGAACCGAGCCGGAAATTGTGACACCCCTTCGAACATTTCAGCAAGTTATTCAGCAGGATATCATTCCGAAATTGGTGCTTACAGATCAAAATAGATTCATGTCATCAGGACAGGCAATTGATTATGAACGACTTGGGAATGTACTCTCAGCCCGAGTCCCAAGGGTTATAGAAGCCGATGGCCGTGAAATAGCCCGCGCAACTGGTGATGGTGAAAAGTATAACTCATGGGATAGAACCTAATGCCAAACACTTTTTCGATTTCGGATCCCATTAAATATTTTCCGGACCAAATGGTCAATACTGTTGTTTCCAGATCATTAACATTTTCTGCACCCGGTACTAACGTCGGAAATATTGTAATAAATAGCTTCACCTTTTCCAGTTTTGGGTCAAAATTTACGGTATCATCAGGTTCTGTTACCCTTGCTCCAGGTGCTTCTTCAAGTATTACCCTTCAATATGTATCGAGTGTGTCTGGGAACCATAACTCAACTCTCACATGTCTGGCAACATCTGAGGGGGTTTCACAGAATGTGACTATAAATGCAAATTCAATTGCAACCATAAAAAGAGTTGTTGGGAATTTCGCAAATCACAGATATACCGGAAAGATTTGGCATTATGTCACGGCCTACGTTGATGGGTATTCCGACCTTCAGGAGGTGGAGAATATTTCCTGTCAATTTTTATCTGCTAAAATAAAACAGGAGGTTGATCCGGACAGCTATGATTTAGTTACAGGTGGGATTGAAGTCCAGGTTACACAGATTAAAGGAAAACTGGATATTTTTAGAATGGCCAATTTCTATGAGGTCAATTATGACCTTCAATTTGGCTCTGGTTATCAACTTGGGCTGGCGAGTTTGGGTCATCTTTATATCACGGTTACCAGGTTCTCGCCTTCAAAAACATGGGTATGGCGAATCAAACGAGATAATTACTCGATGGATGTTGGCCCAGTAAATTCGGCAATAACCTTGAGATTCACTGATGGCATTAATGAAATATCTGGATTGAAACGAAGGCTTCCAGATGATTCTGACTATACTGCCTACTGGCCATTCAGAAGTGGTTACCAGTACCGACTTACCTATGTTTTGGAGCAAGCCTTTGCGTTCTGCTCCGATGATCAAATTACACCACCTCATATAAATTGGACACACCCCTGGACCTTTCGGTCAGTCATTGTGCCGATTGGATCTGGTGATTTTTCAAAAGTGTTTTTGTACTCTGTGGACGACTTTCAGGATGGTGTTAGTTTGGTCAAGGCAATTGCTCAATCCTTTAATCTTGTACTGTATTATCTGGATAAGGACACAATTGAGGTAAGATACCGGGAGCAAAATCCTTCAGTCGCAATTGATTTAACTGATCGTTTGATCAATAAAAAAGTAACGGTAAACATTCATTCAAGAGCCTTTAAGGGGTTGTTCATTCCGGCAATGTCTTCAAATCAAAGTTTGAAATATGGGATTGTTTACGTTTCAGGCGGAAAAGCTGATTCTTTATCGAAGGAAATCAATTGCAGATGGTACTCTTTTGACCCAGCTGGTGGCTATGGAGCTTCCAGTAATGTGAGTTATGAATATAGTCCGGGTTCTATGACTTCTGTTGACTCAGTAAGTTCGGATGGTGTTACTTGGAAGCCGATTCAAAAAGCCTGTGGAGATCTGTGGTGGGCCTGGTACTCGAAAAACCAGCTAAAAATTAAAACGGTACTTAGGACATCATTTTCAAGTCCTATTGAGATAAATGGTTTTTATAGTCTTACAGTTGAAACCATGACATATAAATTTCGCCCTTACCTGATAGAAACAGACTTGTTTTCTTTTCTTGATAGCATTGAGTTTGTTACTACCAACAATTAAAACTGAACACTGTAAGTAATGTTAAAGCTTTTATCATTTACCTCTAATGTAGTGGACGAAATAGAGGTTAAAACTAAGTAAGCCCCAATGATACCAAAAATTGCAGATCCAAGTTTTTTTCTTGACGCCTGTTCTTCCAGCCCTCCCGTCTTTAGATTTACGGCTGTCTTCTTCTCAAGGGCTTTAATGTCTGAAATCTGATCATCAATGTTTTTTACATCTTTATAGTAATCGTAGGCCAGAAATAAAGAAACTGCTCCAGCTAAGAGTTTTGTTTCGTCAAAAAACAGCTTTCGCTTTTCCATTTCTTGATTCACACCTACTACTTCTTGCGAAAAACAATATGATGTTAGAAACATCATTAAAAAGAACACGCTAATATGCTTCATGTCTACCCCTATTAAATTCCTGTTTACCGCTAATTTAACCATTGTTAAACGCCCAGTAAATAGCTAATTTTGAATGGCTCAGAAAAATCTCAAACTAAATGAGCCAAATTCTCAAACTATTTGCGCCGTTATAGATGGGCTGGTTTTTTTTAAAGCCCATAAAATAAACACAAGGTGTTTTAGGTTAAATAAACAGGTAAAATATGAAAAAACTGGTATTTATTTTCACCGTTCTGCTTTTTTCAAATTCAATTCTACAAGCACAAACCGCCACTGTTCCTTCCGGTTCGGGTACACAAGGTGATCCTTTCCGGATAGCAACAGTGGAAAACCTGTATTGGATTACTCAAAATTCTTCGTCGTGGGGCAGTTACTTTATTCAAACTACAGATATCGATGCATCCTCAAGTTCTGCCTGGGATGGTGGCGCCGGATTTACCCCGATCGGGAACACTTATACCCAATTTACAGGTACTTACCATGGGAAGGGACATTCAATTACCGGGGTTTATATTAACCGGCCTTCTTCAAATGAAATTGGTGTGTTTGGCTATTTGGTTAATGCAAAAATTGACAGCCTTGGCAGTAAAAATGTGAATATTACCGGGCATGGTGCAGTTGGTGGGCTTATTGGAAGAAATTTTACCAGCACTGTAACTAATTCGTACACATCTGGTAGTGTATCGGTACCAGGTGGTTCCGGAGGAAGTTCTGCTTCTGTCGGCGGATTAATTGGGATTAACGGAAATGGATCTACTGTTTCGAACTCTTTCTCGTCTGCAAGTATAACAGGAGGGACAAGCAATTCAGGTGGACTTATTGGCTTAAATACCGGGACAGTTACTAACTCTTATGCTACTGGTAATGTAACCGGAAACGGTTCGGGAGCCGGTGGTTTAATTGGGGATAATTCAGGCACCATTTCTAATTCTTATTCAACAGGTAATGTATCAGGTTGGTTCTGGATTGGTGGGTTTGTTGGGTATTGCGCATCTTCATCGATCATTAGCAATTCGTTTTCAACTGGCAATGTTACGGGTAGCGATACTCCAATTGGTGGACTCGTTGGATATAACACAAGTGGTGGCACCGTTTCAAACTCATTTTGGGATACACAAACATCTGGACAATCATCCAGTTCAGGTGGTACAGGAAAAACAACAGCACAAATGAAGTCCCAATCTACATTTACCGATGCAGGTTGGGATTTTTATAGTGAAACTACAAACGGAACCATTGATATCTGGGGCATGGGTAACAATAATTCCGGCTACCCCTTTTTGGTTTGGCAGGGTTTCCCCGTAGCAGTACAACCTTCCGGCTCTGGTTCTGCTGGTGATCCCTACCAGATTGCCGCCCTGAACAATCTATTTTGGATAACAATTAACTCATCGTCATGGAATAAACAGTTTGTTCAAACCGCTGATATTGATGCGTCAGAAACACAAAATTGGGATAGTGGTTCTGGTCTGTCACCCATTGGTTCCAGTGCAACGTATTTTACCGGCAGATATAATGGCAACGGTCATATAATCTCTGATCTTTATATTAATCGCCCAAGTTCCAACTATGTAGGGTTATTTGGTGCGATGAACGGAAAAATTGACAGTCTGGGCCTTGAAAAGGTAAATATAACCGGTAGAAATTATGTCGGTGGTCTTGTGGGGCTTAATTTCAATGGTTCGGTATCTAATTCGTATGCTACTGGAAGTGTCGTTGCCAATAACTTTGGGGGTGGGCTTGCCGGGATTAATTATCGTACAATTTCAAATTGTTACTCAGCCTGTTCTGTTACGGCTTCCTATGGAGGTGGCGGGCTAGCCGGAGAAAATAAAAGTCTAATTAATGCAACAATTACAAATTCCTATTCCACTGGTACAATAGCCGAAATTGAATATCTTGGAGGATTCGTTGGTAATAACGAAAGCATTATTACGAATTCATTTTGGGATACTCAAACATCCGGAACCATGTCCAGTTCAGGAGGAACCGGAAAAACAACGGCAGAAATGAAAACCGATACCACCTTTACAAATGCCGGGTGGGATTTTACGACAGTCTGGTCTATCGATGGAAAGACAAATAATGGATATCCTTTTCTGCAATGGCAAACGCGTTTAAATCCAACCACAGGCAATTATCAAAACATTAGCTTCAATTCACCAGTAACGTTAACAGGTGGATTGAATGTAAATGGCACCTTAACCGTCAGTTCACAAATTACAACAGGTGGCAATACCATCAATCTGGGTTCTACCGGTTCACTGTCAGGTGAAACACCTTCAAATTATATCGTTGGTGCCATTCAGACAACCCGGGAAATCACGACTTCCCAGAACAACATCGGCGGATTGGGAATCTCCATTGACCCGCAGACGAATAATCTGGGAAATACGACCATCAAACGGGAAACCGGTTCGTCAGTCAATTCCGGATCGGTAAAACAAATCTGGACGATCACCCCTGAAACCCAGCCTTCCGGACCTGTTTCAGTGACCTTAACCTGGCCATCCACCAATGATAACAGTATCAACCTGAATGATCTGGTGGTTTATAAAAGCAGTGACGGTGGCAGTACCTGGAATGTCGTATCAGCAGTGATCAATAAGGATACCGACCCAAGAACGGCAACGTTCACCATTACCTCGTTTTCGATCTTTACCATTGGCGAATCTTCTCAGCCCTTGCCTGTTGAACTTTCGTCCTTCACGGTATCAATTGCCGGAAACAGTGTTAGACTGAACTGGGCCACAACAACGGAATCTAACAACAGCGGCTGGGAAATTGAACAGCGGCTTGTTCTTTCAGGTGAACCTGCTTCCTTCCGGAAAATCGGGTTTGTTGCCGGAAACGGAACGACAACCGAAGCCAGGTCTTACTCGTTCACAACCGGTCAGATTAAAGCCAACCAGGCAGAATTCCGTCTGAAACAGATCGATACAGATGGAACGGTTTCCTATTCGCAGGTTCTGGCGGTTGAATTGAAACCGGCTGAATTTGCCCTGGAACAGAACTATCCGAATCCGTTCAATCCGGCAACCACCATCCGGTATTCTCTGGCCGCAGAAAGCAAGGTTTCGCTGAAGGTTTACAACTCACTGGGCCAGCAGGTGAAAACACTGGTTCAGGCGTCACAACCTGCCGGATTTTATTCCGTCCCGCTGACT